GTCTGTTATTTTCATTTTAATAGTTTTTATTTTAATAATTTAGGTTCTGGTCTATAGTTAGGTACTTCTAAAGGGTTCTCACCCTTATCTACTCTGCTTCTTGCCTCCCATATTAAATCTATATGCTTTCTTAACCACTTCATGTATGTTGGCACATTAAAATGTATGAAATCCCCATTGATAGGACTTCTTACTCCTAAGTTAAAGGCATTTTGTGCATCTTCAAAGTAAAAGTTCTGATAAGTCTTAGCAAGATCATCTGCTAAACTTTGCGACATAACACTTATTGTATCTTCATCAACATTGTTTTGCCCTAATTCAATATAGGTTTTACTAATTAAATCTACTGCACCCATAAGCAGTTCCTCTTTTGTCATTGTTTTTATCTGTTTCATTGTTTAAATTGTTGTTTTAGTTTTTCTTTTACATTCATATTCTTTTGTAGGTGAAGGTGTATTTTACTTATACCTTGAGGTTTATTAGTGTTTCTTTTCTCCCAAGTCCTTACACAAGCCTTCCATGCCTTCATCTTGTTCTTACCTATCTTCCAATCTTTACTTTCATAGAAATCATAAAAAGTTTCTGCATCTATATTATTCTTTCTTTCAATACAATAATTACTAATCTCTTCAATGGTTGGTTTTTTAAAACGCCCCTTATTATTACTATACGTAGTATTAGTATTAATACTTGTATTATTATCCTTAAAGTTTTCTTTAATACCCCCCTTCTCGTTTTCTTTAATACCCCCTTTAAGAATTCTTATATACCTCCTATCAATTTCTTTAGTACCCCCCTTGTATGTGTAATAGGTTGATACATAACCATTTGACACTAATTCACTAATCCATTTAGAAATTGTTACAATACTCTTTTTATAAAGGTTAGAAAAGTATTTGTTAGTTGCAAAACACTCACCATTCATATTTAGTAGTGCAGTGATTTCAGCATATAATAATTTAGCATTAGCAGTTAGGTTCTCATCATACCTAACCTCAGCAGATATTATAGCATAATAGTTTGGTTGTTCTTTCATTGTTTAGTTGTGTTTTTGTATTTCAAGTTCATAGCACTCAGTATAGGTTGACATAACGACAGTCCACTTACTAACCTGTTCATGAGTAAACCAACAAAATCTTGCGTATAAGCCATTTAAGGGCTGTATGAATAGATAGTGTGTAATTTTCTTTTTAGGGTTGTTATGGGCTTTAAAATTAACTCTGAGGGCATTTCCAGCAGACTTAATACCTTTAACATCTACATAGTTATATTCATCTATACCTTCAATAACAATGTCAGCCTCAACAACTGGTCTGCTTTCTATTATTGGTGCAGCCTTATATCTTATACCTTTGTTGTTCTCCATCAGATGTCTAGCAACAAGTTCTGCAAATATTCCTAGACTTTGGATTTGGTGTTCCTGATCCCCTCTGTATTTTTCTGTGTCAGGATTATATACATCAGCAGATAACATACTTCTTACCTTAGCAAGTTCATCAGATAGTCTAATGAAAGTGCTAGGATAAGTTGTATTTTTCCATTTAATCATTAGAATGGTAGGTCATCTTTTTCTTCCTTCTTGTTAAATGATTTCTTTGGCTCATCATTATTTTGTGGTGGCTCATAGTCATTTACATAAGAATAATGAGTAGCACCTTTTTCAGATGGTTCTCTTCGTTCTGATATTACCATAGACACCCATCCGTTCTTTGAGTTCTCTTGTAATGGATCAACTTTAAAGTTAGCAACCATCATAGTTCCATACTTTGTTTTAACGTTCTTAATGCTACTTGGTAAGTAGACTTTCTCTTTCTTGTCTTTCATTTTTTAATTGGTTTATTTTATATAATTTGGTTAATGATTTGTTTATTGCTTCTAATTGTGTTTCTAGTCCTAAGATTTCTTCATCTATCTCTACTTCAATAATTCTATTTTCAATTCTTTCAAAGTTTCTTTTGTCTTGAGCATAACCTTTGTTGCTATAAAAGAACTCAAATTGTCTTGAATGGTGTAGTATTGATGCGTGATGTAAGTTAGTTATCTTTGCTATTTGTGTGAGTGTCAAGTTAAACATCTCTCTTAATATAAAGATGTATAGTCTTTTAGCAAATATAATGTTTCTCTCTCTGCTTCCCAAAAATATCCTACTCTTTTCTACATCGTATATTTCTGCTACTTCATTTAGTATTATTTCGTTATAATAATCACTAAACTTTAATCTTCTTCGTTTCATTTGTTTTGTTTTATTTTAAGTCGTACACTATTGTATCAACTATGTCTTGCATCTGTAATCCTAAATAGTCTGCTAATCTCTTAGCGTGAATGAATCTAACTCTGGTAGGGTCTGCTAGAAACTTCTTGCTTGTAGCATAATTAACTACCATAACTTTACTTAGCAAAGTGTTTGACACACCATATATTCTAAGCAATGCCTCAAATTCATTTCTAGACTTTCTGATCTTATCTAATGAATACTGATTAGTCATTTTTGTAAATGTATTTATCAATCTTCCAAGATGGTATTTTAAATTTAGATTTATTGTTAAAGTAAAAATCTACCAACTCATCTTTGTTTAATACTTGTAATGCTTGGTCTTCATTAATAAAACCTATAACCTCTTTCTTATGCCATACTACATAAGTATGTGGTTCTGTAAAGTGCTTATAAATCTCTATGCTCAAACATCCCTTCTTTGAACATCCTTTCCCATTGTTTTCTTGTATCTCTTTCATGTGTATTTTCGTTTATAGTTGTTATTATTTCTTCTGCTTCTAGTTGTGTTAAATGATTTAGTCTTTCTAGAATGTCTTCTATGGTTCTTGAAGGTAGGCTAGTGTTACAAATGTTATTCTCAATGATAAGCCATTGGGTATCAGTTATACCACTAGGCTCACCATCAAGGATATTATCTAACCATTCTTCATTCATTAATCGACAATCTCATCTTGTCCAAACACACCTTGCTCATAGAATCCTGCAATCTTTAGTACAACTCTTGACATTGCTCTCTTCTCTGCCATAGCAACTGGAAACTTCTTACCACCACCCATTAGGTTATTGTCAGATGCTTCTCCAAAACTCATAGCATTTTTAACTTCATTACCTACTTTCATTGTTGCTGCTGCTCTTAGTACACAGATACACTTTTCTACATCCATGTTAATTACTTCATAAGCAACTGTAATGTTGTTTCTTGAAACGATCTTATCAATACCAGTCCTTGTAATAATTACAAAACCTCTCTTGTCTTTGTATATATCTTCTTCTGTTAAACCATTCTGTTTGTAAAGCCTTCTTAGTGCCTCTTTTCTAGTTTCAACAACTGGTTCAGGTTGTTTTTTTAATTTTTCTTGCATTGTTTTTTTTGTCATTTGATTATTATTTAATTGATTATTAAGTTCTTCTTGTTGGTTGTACATATCTCGCATATACTCTTCTTTCATTCTTCCCATTTTTTCGTTTCTTTCGTTAATAGTTTCAAATTTATCTTCTGTCTTGTTGTAACAGTATTGTTCCCTATCACATTGTGCAATACCTCCAAAGTTTAAATCAGTCCTACTGTTCTCATCTGCCATCATGCCATCTTCAAAAATTCTGTCTGCTATACTCATAATTGTTTATTGTTTTAGTTTTTATATTCGATTTCATCCCATAAGTCTTGTGTTATATGACATAACTCGTTGCCATCTTCATCCTGTAATATATCTGGATACATTCCATTTAGATACCATTCACTAACTACATTAAGAACTTCTTGTTCAGTTAGTTTTAATCTTTTAATTATATTTTCTTCCATTTGTTATAGTTTAGTTATTAAATTCAAGGCAAATATATAAAATTGGAATTAATAACAATACCTTTTTTAACAATTTTTATAAAAATGTTTACCTACTAGATGTAAATTGTAATTAAATTATGAAGGCCAGATGATTACCATTAGAAATAATGTACTAATCTTGCTACTTGACCACTCTCTTTTTCGTGTATAAAACCTTCTACTGCTTTAGGAACTCCAACATATCCTTTTCTTGAGTGCCAACTATCTGTACCTGAAGGTGAACGCATATACTCTACAGTAACTCCTATAAAGTCTTTAGCATCTCTCCACTTGTGTTTTACTTTGTGATGTAAATGATGTAAATACCAGTACCTAAACTTAGTTTCAGACCAGAGTAAAGGTTTCTCTTGTGCCATCATTAAAGGTAAGTTATCCATCTTAGCACCATCACCATGCTCTAACCCTATTAGATTACTACCATACTGATAATACTTTCTGTGTGCTACACTAATATCAAAAGT